TAAGCATAGATGCAATTAAACCCTATGAAAATAATGCAAAACTTCATCCACCCGAACAAATTGAGCAAATAAAAAAGTCCATCCAGGAGTTTGGGAACAACGACCCCATCGCGATTGATGAAAACGGTGTCATCATCGAAGGACATGGGCGCTACGAGGCCTTGAAACAGCTTGGTTTTGATGAAATTGAGATCATTAGACTGTCGCATTTGAGTGAGCAGCAGAAAAAAGCCTACATTTTGGCGCACAATAAACTCACGATGAACACAGGTTTTGACTTCGATGTACTGAATTTGGAGCTCGATAATATCATTGATTTTGATATGACTGATTTTGGCTTTGAACTTGTGGAGGAGGCGCCAAATCTTTGTGATAGCTTCATAGACGACTTGTTAGAAAAAGAGCTTGGGCAAAGGGAAATCGAGCAAGACAGTTTCAAAATGACGCTCATCTTCCCTCTTGAGTACAAAACTGCTGCAGAAAATTACCTCGCTTCGAACGGTAAGCAAAAACTGATTGAGCTGTGCTTGGCCGAAATGGGGGTAGGATGATGCCGGAATGCGGAACACAGTGCTATTTATGCGATTTGCCGGTACGCTTTGACAACTACAGTGGCTGCTCTCATGCGTGCAGTTACTGTTTTGCCAGACACAGAATTGATATTTCTCAAATTTCTAAAAAAGAAACTTCAAAGGCGCTTACAAATTTCATTAGCGGCGTGAGAACAAAAGAGACCAACTGGTGCGACTGGGATATTCCGCTTCACTGGGGTGGGCTTTCTGACCCATTTCAGCCGTGCGAAAGCAAATATCGCAGCTCGTATAAGTGCTTAAAAATTTTTGCTGAAGAAAACTACCCGTTTGTGGTATCCACTAAGGGCAAAATCATCGCCGACAAAGAATATCTGGACCTCATAAACGACTGCAACTGCGTCGTTCAAATCAGCATGGTCTGTGACAAATACGATGTACTTGAAAAAGGCTGTCCTAGCTTTGTGGAGCGGTTAAAAATTTTAGAAAGCGTGTCAAAGGTCGCAAGAAGAACCATCGTCAGAGTGCAACCGTATATGCGAGAGGTCTTTTTAGACGTTTATAAAAATTTGCAGCTGTTTAAAAATGCTGGTGCTTATGGAGTTATCATCGAGGGAATGAAATTCAAGCGGAAAAAAGATAGTTTAGTCAAGATTGGTGGCGATTTTGTTTACCAGTATGAAGACATAAAAAGAGATTTTCTGGAGCTGAAACAAAAATGTCATTCACTTGGCTTGAAGATTTACGCTGGCGAAAACCGAATTCGCAGTCTGGGTGACAGCTTGACCTGTTGCGGAGTCGATGGTCTTTCGAGTTTTCGGCCAAACACATTCAATTTGAATCACATTTTAAACGGTGACAATGTTCTTCCGTCGCCACAACAAAAGATAGACGGTACCGCTGGCTGCTTTCAAAGCCTCTTTCAAGACAGTTTGCGAGCCAGAATGTGTGCAAAAAACAGCTTTGCGGACTGGATGATTTATTATTACAAAACCCGGAAGAAACAAATGGACGCAGTTTTCGGAAAATCAAAAATCTAGAACTTTGGAGGTAAAAATGGCACAAATAAATTTAAATGAGCAAGCAAGACAGATACTGAAAATCGCCGAGGAATACGGCGTTGAGCAAAATTTTTTCTTCATAACAACATTTAAAAGGTATCAAGTTCAAATTGGGATTTTGACTGACCTCGAGCGAACGATTAACGAAGAAGGTACGCTGGTTACGAAAGAATATGTCAAGGGTCGTAAGAATGTATACTCCCATCCGGCAATCTCGGATTACAACCGAACCACAGACAGCGCAAATAAGACAGTCGTAACACTGATGAAAATAATCACGACGCTTCGAGACCGGCAAGATGGCGGCGAGCCAGACCCATTGCTTGAACTTTTATCTGGAAAAGTAAAATGATTACAAAACACCAGAGCTACTGCTACGCGGACAAAGTTGTAAAAAATGAGATTCCGGCACCTAAATACGTCATTAAACAGTGTAAAAAGTTTTTGGAAATCTGCGATGGAAAATCAGAAAAATATTTTCTGGATGAGCAAAAACTTCAGCGTATTAACGACATATTAAAATTGCTTGTAATGCCTCGTGGGCTTAAGACCGGGAGCAGTATTTATGAGTGTTCGTGTGGCTATCAGTGGCTTTTGTATGCAGCTGCACTTTGTGTCGTTTACCGAGAGAACCCAGACCGCAGACGCTATGAGACTGTCATCTTAGAGGTCGGAAGGAAAAATTTCAAAACTTTTACAATTGCAACAATTTTTGTGTTGCTTTTTTTATTGGAGCCAAAATTCAGCAAATTCTACTCAGTGGCGCCAGACGGGGCTTTGTCGCGTGAAGTTAAAACCGCAATCGAGGAAATTTTAAAGTCGAGTCCACTTGTCTATCAAAATAAAGGCTTGCCACGCTTCAAGATTTTGCGCGATTATATTGAATTTATTCCGAACGAAAACCGGTACATTCCGCTTAATTACAGCAACTCTAGGATGGATGGCAAACTCCCAAACGTTTTTTTAGCTGATGAAGTTGGTGCTTTGCCGAACTCTTACGCGATTGAGGCGATGAGGTCTGGGCAGTTAAATATTTTGAATAAGCTGGGCTGCATAATTTCAACGAAATATCCGACGGCGAACAATCCGTTTGAGGATGAAGTCAATTATGCTAAGAGAATTTTAGATGGTACACAAAGCGATGAAACGGTCTTTTCCCTGCTCTACGAGCCAGAAAATACTGACAATTGGTCGTTCGACGATACGATTTTAAAACACGCCAACCCGGTCGCTTTAGAGATTCCAGAGATTTGGGATGACCTGTTAAAAAAACGGGCTAGAGCTATTTCTATTGAGTCTGCGCGAGAAAATTTTCTGACGAAACACTGCAACATCATATATCAAGGTGCCGGAACGGAAAGCTTTATCGACATCAAGGATTTGCAGCGCTGCCGGGTCAATAAAATCGACTGGACTGGGCGCGACGTCTACGTTGGCGTGGATTTGTCGATGAGCAACGACAACACGGCAGTCGCGATTTGTTCAGAGGAAAACGGCAGGATTTTAGCTGACGTCGTTTGCTTTGTTCCAGAGGGGCGAATTGATGAGAAAAATAAGTTTGAAAAGCTTGATTATCGCCGATTTATAGCCGCTGGTAAGTGCATTGCTTGTGGGAATAGAACCATAGATTATGGCGTCGTAGAGGATTTTGTTTTTTCGATTGAAGAAAAATATGGCGTTACCGTGAGGGCAATCGGATTTGACCGCTACAACGCCATTTCTAGCGCTCAAAAGTGGAACCAAAAATACAACACGGTTGAGATTCGTCAGCATAGCGACACATTGCACCCTCCTACAAAGTTGTTGTCGGAGAAAATCACAGATGGCGAATTTGAGTATGAAAAAAATACGCTGTTAGAGATAAACTTTGAAAACGCGCGC